TACCCAGGAACGGGATGTTCATGGACTTGTAGATCTTGATACCAGCAATCTCGATGATTCCGTTACCACCTTGCAGAGCAGAGCCCTGGGCGTCACGGTTCACGAGGCCAGAGGAACCAACAGCTTGGATCAATTCGTAGTACTGACGTGGGTTCAAGACAGCCACACGGCCATCAGAGGTAACACCCTTTTCATCTAGCGCAGCTGCTGCGTCGTAGAAGGCGGATACCAAGTTGCCAGAGTTAAAAGCATCAGAATCGTTAGTGGTAGAACCAACGCGAATCTGTGTACCACCTGGCTCGACAAAGCCAGTCTTAGTGATAGGTGATGCCTGACGTGCACCACGTGCTACTGCACGGAATGCAAGACGGTCGTACTTCTCGGCAAGAGCATAGCCGATTTTACGAGAAATCTCCCCGCGCAAATCGTAGTGAGAAAGTACTTCATCAAGGTTGTAGACAAATGCACTAGAGATCAAAAGATCGTCAACAGTAATTGTCTTCTCGGCCACCGGAGGTGCACCATCAGAGTTACCAAGAATGCTATTTCCGGGTGTATGAAATTCGCTTTTGGTACGGCCTGTGTAGATAAATTGTAGAGACTTGCCGTTCTTAAGTGTACGCTTCATGATCAAATCACGAGCGATTGTGTTATTTTGGAACCCTTTAAACATTTCTCCACTGAAGAGTTTAAGATAAAGAGCGCGGGCGTCTCCCGCTGCATTAGCCTGACCCGGCCGTGTAAGGCTCGTGGTCAAAGTAGAATTTTGTTGTGCCATTGTATTGGTTAATTAAAGATATAAACAGGACTAAGATCTTAGAAATTTTTGTGGTCTGTCCCACCGTCTAGACGGCAAAGGGTATCCGCGTACGGGCCAATGCCAATGCCGGGGAGGTCCGACTCTGAGGTGCCTCCCAAGCTGTCACTCCTCTTCAGGAGTTTCTTCTTCTTTCTCTTCTTCTTTTTTTTCAGGCTCAGGACCATAGCTAGTCACAAAAGCCTTTACTACATCAGATTGTTGAGACATTAGAAATCAAGGTTAGAACGTTCTAGTTGCTGCATGATGTCGTTTCGATAAGCAGGGTCTGAGTCATAACGAGGATCAGACATAGCTTTAACTAATTCAGCTTGACTACGAAATTCAGATTGGGTATTGCTTGAACCTTTACCAGTAAGTAGTTTACCTTCAGTACCAGTAGCATCATTGTATCTAGACAACATAGCTTGAACAGCAAAGTAAACTGAATTGGGATTACCGTCTTCCATAACGGCATCGTACATATCAATTTCTTTTTGTTCCAAAGTAGATGCTGCCCATTTCAACATAGACTCGTAACCATTTTTACCACCTGCAAGATCTTGCAAATAGTCCACATCCTCTTGTGTTAGTTGTGGTTTAGAGTCATCTTCCTCTTCAGGTTCTGGCTCTTCAGGTTCAGCCTCTTGTGGTTCTGGCTCTTCAGCAGGCTCCTCTTCCTGCTCAGGTTCTTGTGCTCCGAGTTTTGATTGCAGTTCTAGGTAAGCTTTCTCCAGTTGTTCAGGAGAACTATACTTACCAGCCAAGAGTTGCTCTTGGTCTTGCTGCATCTGTTCTCCAATTTCTAAGGAGTTTTGCTCATCAGCATTTAGTTCAGGTTGTGGAGCCTCTTGATATGAAAGTGTTTCAGCCATAGGTGTGGATTATTGTGGTGGTTGTTGCCGTGCTTGTGCAGCTGTCATCTGTGCTGTTTGATCAGTAAGAGACATCTGCTGTTGCTGTTCAAATTGTGCTTGTTGTTCCTGCTGTAACTGCTCAGCTGTTTTAACTAGATTTAAAGTATCAATGCCCTGGGCTGCAGCCAATCGTTTGACAACCTCCTCAGGATTAATGTATTGAGCAATAGCTTCTGGACCCATGGTCTGTGCAATGGTCTGCATAAACATCTGCAGACTCTCACGATCCTGACCACGACCAAGTGCACTCACACCAGCAACGATTGTTGGTTTGACAATGTTCTTTGGTAGACGTGGAATCTCACCAGTCTTTTGAAATACACTTAGTTTCCTGTTCAGATATGGAACAAGGAACTCAACGGTAAGAAGACTAAATAGACCACCGAGCTGTTGCTCTAGTTCCATCTGTGTCATTCGTACCTCTTCAGCCGTAGTCCGTTCAGACTGCCTGACTGTCAATACAAGGAATGCTTCACCAAGCCTACGTTCAAACTGTTGGATCATTTGGTAAGCAGTACCAAAGTCACCCTGCTTTCCTACTTGAACAACACCAATGTCATCAGGTCTTCCAGCCACGATGGCTCCATTGCCTGCGGCTGCAAGTGTTGATGGTTTAGTTGTGCTGCTAGGAGAGACTGTGAATACAACTTTAGCGGCTGCTGCACTTCCTTCGCAGATAGCTTGTGACAAGGCTTCCAAGCTTTTTAGATCACCCATAAACTCTTCTACTCTTCCTCTACCGTAGGCTTCATTGTCTACAGTATTGAAACGTAGTGGCAACCAAGGTGTTGTATCCAAGGGTGCCTTACCTTGGGAGTTAGGAATAATCTTGTCGTAAACTTCTTGGTGCCACACAAAGCGATTATTGTCTCGCTTAACAATGGTGTAGACATCAACGTCTTCCCGACTATATCCTGTGCTCTCATCGTCAACACGGTTAACTTCAGCAGCTTCAAAATCTTTGAGCATACCTTTGATAAGAGACTTATGTACTTTTTCTTTAGTAACGATTTCTATGACGTTGCCTAGACCGTCTCTTTCTACAGCATACCGACTCAATGGATACAACTTAAGTTTGTCCTTATCCATAAAAATAAGGGCATTGCCAGACACTACCAAGTGTTTAATAGCTTGATGGATTATTACTCTGTCATCTGATGCAGCAATAGACTCAAGAATAGTACGTTCGATCTTGGCAAAAGAAGCGTCAAGATCAGATCGTATAGCAGGGTCTAGTTCACCAGACAATATAGTTGATTCATCAATTTGAAGTTTAAAGAAACTTGTTTGAGGAGGTAGTAAAGCAAGCATCAATTTAGATGCAAGTGTTGTTACTCCTTTAGCACCAACGCTTTGCCAAGGTGTAAGAAGTGATTTGTAATTACTATCCTCTTCGTCTTGTTTAATTAAATAAGGTAGTGTCAGCTTAGAAGCATCCACTGCGGTTTGTAGAAATTGGTTACGGCCACTAGTCAGGGCATCATATCGTGATTTAGCTGTGGACATTTAAACAATAAATTTAAGATCTTGTGCAAATTTAGATTTTAGATCAGCAGACTTTTTATTTTTTACTTTACCTATTCCATCTAAAGATTTAGAAACACGATTAGACTCACGATAAGATGCGCCTAAACCTTCAGCTCTATCCTTAACAGTAGAAGCAAAACGAGGAGAGCTAGTAAATTTACTAAGCTTGGCGCTGTCAAAGTTAAGCTCTCTGTTGCCATCAAACATGTTAAGACCTTTAGTATCACCAGGGTTATCGATATAACTTGTTAAAGGTTTTTCCAAGTCTTTCATTAACCTATCAGAATTTTTGTCATACTGTTCAGCCATAGATAGATCTGCATATGGTGTGCGCTTGGGACTGCGGCCATATCTACCGGGCTTAATTCTCATACGTTGTAGTGCATCCCGTTTTAAATTTTTGAGATATTCTTTGCTTTCTTTAGAGTCTCCACCGTAAACATCTTGATATGCTTCTATTTTCCTAGTTAGTGCACCGTCTTTACCTAGAACCCTTTTAAAGATCTTTTGATCACGTTGTTTAGGAGTTAAATCACCGGTAACATTTGGTTGGGTTTTGTTTTTATTACCTTTACCTTTGCCTTTACCTTTGCCTTTACCTTTGCCTTTACCTTTGCCCTTGTCGTCCGCAAACTGACCAATGCCTTTTAGCTTTCTTTTAGCCCTAATTTCAGCAGTAGTTAATCCAGCTTGATTACCACTTTTTTTTACATTAGCTTGGCTTGAAGGTTTAGATGAGCTTGAAGGTTTAGGAGCTGAAGCAGCACTACGCTTAGCTACACGTCGCGCTTTATTTGCTTGTGCTGCTTTCCTTTGTTGATTGCGTTTAGAACCTTTAGCCATCGTTATCCTCCATGTATTTGATCACCCACTCGACAACACTACGTTGACCAGAGCGGTACATAATTTTTGACATTGAATCATCAGCTGTAGGGTTAGTGGGTGGAAATGTTTCCTCAAGTGCGTGTATTAGTCCACGAGATTGCATCCCGAAAACTTCAAGCGTATTGGGGGAGATTGACATTGCTATGCTCAAAGAAGGCTGGCATCCGAGCTGACTTAGTAAAGGAAAGCTCGGGAGCTTTACCCTCATACATAAGTCGATCACTAGAATCCAACCAGAATTGTTTATCTAAGTATTTGACAGTGCTGCGACCTAATGGTTGCATCACCCAGTTAATTGTGGCGAGACGTAGCTTGTCGAGACTAGGACTAATATCTAATCCCAGCTCACGGCAAACAAGACTATTAGCCGCTACGTGGATCTGTTCGTCTCGTGACACATCGGCTGATGTCGTTCGCATACCAGCGTCACCATTAGCGCGAAAGAATGGTAAAAGAACGAAGAACACTGCACGCTCGGCAACCATCGCTTTGGTGATAGTGTGATCTGGATGCGAGACCCAAGCATCTCGTAACCGTAACGCTTCGGACTCAGCTTTCTCATCAACCCCGTAAGCATTGGCGATGTAGCCAAGAGCCACGTCGTGGTTTTCTTCGTCCCGTACGTTGGATTCGAGTAGTTCCCGTGCCACGTCTGGAACTTCATTAGAGAGCGCATCAGTTATAAAATCTCCCACAGGCAGTTCCATATGTCGCAATGCAAGAGCACGCAGGATGGTTTCCTCTGCTCCCTCCATACATGTACCAGCACTCACTTGAACTGGTGTCCATTTTCTTTTTCTGTTTAGTAGTTTTTGATAGGGGTTCATTCTTGACAATCACATTGTGGTTCATTTAGTAATTGCTCCAAGTAATCGTTAACCTCAGTTTCATCTAAAGCGGCATACGCGCTTGACTTATCCTGTACGTCACCCATCACTTGAAGGCTGTAGTAGAGGGAAGTCTGGGGCGATTCAAGCCACTCTTCAATGAAACTCTCATCCATGGTGATCAAATCCGACCACCAATTCAGAGAGTAACCGTGCAGAAGTCCAGTCCTATCCAATAAAATCATAATATTATTTGCAACTTTGATGAAGTTATCCCATCCAACTTCGGATGCAATTTCTACTTCACCATAGTCATATGTCTGTACTCCAAAAGTACCACTGTCACGATCGACAGTACGTGCAATCGGTGGTGCAATCTCAGGTGTTGATGTATAACCATCAACGTCCTTTGAGCGGTAGCTACAAGACGCTGTAGGAGCGATAGCAAATGCACGCACCATATTGTGTTGCCTAGCGATGAGTGCTGCCTGGTCAATTCCAGAAGCAAGTTGAGAAGCCAACTCGTAGGCAGGTGATGCTTTTACTTCGCCATTGTTATATGACTCAAGAGCATTACCAAATTGTTTGTAAGTTACTCCGTATCTACGGAGGAGGTTTGCAAGTCCGAGCATCCCAAGTCCAACCTGACGGTCTGTTTCTGGGGGGAGATACTCTCCCGTATTGCCAACACCAGTGCAAGGGTGGAGGGCACACAATTCCTGCATACCTTCAACGAAAGCTTGAGGGATTGAGTCGAACTCACAAGCAGCGAGGTTGACATGTTGCAACAAGCAACTGCCACGTGATCGCAAGTAAACTTCAAGGCAAACATTTCCGAAAATTCTTTGTCCTTCATTGTCATACTTAACTTTGTTTAGCCAGATGTCACCACGCCTCATGCCAATGAGAAGTTTAGATCTCAATTCAGCATCTAATTCATCCCACCATTCCTGAGAAATATCTACACAACGTTTTGCCCAAGGCAATTGGTCACGAGGTGTTTCAATAAACTCTACAATGTCAGGATGATTTGCATCTAAATGTAAAACTACTGCTCCATTTTTATATTTTCCCCCACGTCGGAGAGTTTCGTTAAGAGCCGAATAGATTCGTCCAAATGATACAGGACCACTCGCAATGACGCCAGAGTCTCTCTCGAAGTTTCGTGGGTCAAGTTGTGATAGGTGGATTGCAACTCCCGCGCCATTGCGTAGAGCTGTACTACAGAACTTCCAGGAGTTTTGGATACCATGTAAACCTTCTAATTCATTACTAACGTTCATTACCGTGCACGACACGGGGAGACGGCCAGATGGATCATCCATCCATGCCTGAACACGTCCAGTTCTAGAAATTAATTGACTCATTTAACAAGGTCTTCAAGATTAGGTGGTTGATAGTTTGGTCCTTTCATAATCTTTCCGTCGGACCTGCGGATAGGTTTGTTATCTAAACCGAGCTTAGATAAATTGGATTCATGTACACGATTCAATGCAGTTTCTAAATCCCATTCCATGTTTTCAGAATATTGAAAGCAAACATAGACAAGGTCAGCTAGTTCTTTTAGCTCTGCTTCGTAGCCCTCTTCAGTAGCTGCATACATAAACTCTTTGAACTCTTCAACGATCAAATCCCGTTGCATAGTCCGGTTGGCCGAACTGTTCTGGATCCCATAGGCGTCCCGGAATTCTATCGACTGTTCCTGTAGTGATTGATTCTGTAGATGTGGTGTTGTTAAGTTCATTTTCAAGATAGTGGATAGCCTTTTTAAGGTCAGACGCTTTCGAGTTAGCATCCTTGTAACCGGCTCGGCAAATATATTTAACTGCACAGCCAAGATGATAGTTTAGTTCCCAGTCTCTGATTGCGTCCCAGCATTC